AGCGAAGGGCTGGCCGAGAAGGAACGACGCGAGCGCGTGCCCTACACGACCTGGCAGCGGCAGGGCCTGCTGACCACGACGCCGGGCCGGGCGATCGAGTACGAGTTCGTCGCCGAGTACCTGCGCGGCTTCTTCGACCGCTGCGACGTTCAGGCGGTGGGATTCGACCGCGCGCTGATGAACTTCCTGCGGCCATGGCTCGTGAAGGCGAACTTCAGCGAGGACGAGCTCGAGAAGTTCATCCCCTTCGGGCAGGGCACGCTGAGCATGACGCCAGCACTGCGCGACATGGAAGTCCGACTGCTGAACCAACAGCTGCGGCATGGAGGACACCCGATCATGAAAATGTGCTCGCGCAACGTGAAGGTCGTCGGCGACTCCGGCGCCCGCAAGTTCGACAAGAAAAAGAGCCGGGGCCGCATCGACGGCATGACCGCGCTCGCGAACGCCCTGGGCGTGATGCCGGCAGAGGTCGAAGAGGCCAGCGGCGAGCCCGAGGCGCGCTGGCTGTGAGTTTCCTTGATCGCGCCGGCGCGGCGTGGAACCTCCTCGTCAATCCCGCGCGGCCGGTGCGCGGCACCGCGCTCGACTACATCGGGCCGAACGACGCCGGCGTGCCGGTTACGCACGAGCGGGCCTTCATGGTCGCGGCCGTCTGGGCGTGCATCGACATCATCGCCTCGGCGGTTGCCTCGAGCGACTGGAACGTCGTCAGCGGCCTTCGGTACAGCGGCAACGTCGAGGCCATGCCCGACGACCCGCTGCAGAGGCTCCTCAACATCCGACCGAACCCGGAGATGACCGCCTTGTCGGCGAAGCGCGCGCTTCTGATCGCCGCCGTCGGCTGGGGCAACGGCTACGCCGAGATCGGCTGGGACATGGCGGGGCGGCCGACAGCGATCTGGCCCATCTCGCCCGACCGCGTGCTGCCTCAGCGCGATCCGAAAACCGGCGAGCTCGTCTACCGGGTCGCGCAGGACTACGTCGGCGGCTTCGTCATGGTCCCGGCCGAAGACATGCTGCACATCCGCGGCGGCTCGCTCACTGGCCTGCATGGAGACGATACGGTCGCGAAGGCCGTCAAGAGCATTGCGATCGCGATCGCCCTCGATCAGTTCTCGGCCTCCTACTTCGCCAACGGCACGCACGTCGGCGGCGTAATCACGGCGAAGAGCAAGCTCGACCAGCCTTCCTACGATCGCCTGCAGGAGCAGCTCAACAAGAAGCACCAGGGCTCGCGGCAGTCTTTCAAGAACCTGCTGCTCGACAACGGCGCGACCTTCGAGCAGCTCGACTCGAACGCGCAGAAGTCAGAGCTCATCCAGTCGCGCATCCTGATGATCGAGGAGATCGCGCGCTGGTTTCGCGTCCCTCCGCACAAGCTCGGCCACCTCATCCGGGCGACGAACAACAACATCGAGCACCAGGGCATCGAGTTCGCGCGGGACTCCCTGCGGCCGTGGAAGAAGGAGATCGAGCAGGAGTGTGACTTCAAGCTCGTCAACGCCCGCGGCCCGAAGAAGTACATCGACATCGATCTCGACTGGGCGACGGAGGGCGACTACCTGACGCGCATGCAGGCTCTGCAGGTCGGCCGCGCGATGGGCGTCCTCTCGACGAACGACATCCTCCGCAAGCTCGGCGAGAACACGATCTCGGCCGAGGAGGGCGGAGACCTGCGCATCGTCAACGGCGCATCGATTCCGCTCGAGCGCGTCGGCCAGAACTACCCCGAGACGGGAACGCCCGTCGATCCGGCCACGGCCGGCGACGACGCGGCCACAGAGGCTGGCGAGACGGCCGACCCGGCCGGCACCGACGAAGGCGAAGACGGCGGCCCGAGCACGCCGACGAATGTCATCCGCAGAGAAGCCCTCGAATTCAGGCGCAAGCAAGGAAGCCAATCATGACCGTGCAGTTCAAGAACAAGACCGCCAACTCCGCCGAGATTTGGCTGTACGACCAGGTCGGCGCCGACTTCTGGGGCGAGGGCATCTCCGCGAAGTCGTTCCGCTCTGAGCTGAACGGCCTCGGCAAGGTCAGCACGATCAACCTGCGGATCAACTCCCCGGGCGGGAACGTGTTCGACGGCTTCGCCATCTACAACGCCCTGGCGCAGCACCCGGCGAAGATCGTCGTCGACATCGACGGCATGGCCGCCTCGATCGCGAGCGTCATCGCGATGGCCGGTGACGAGATCAACATTGCCGCGAACGCGATGGTCATGATCCACAACCCGCAAGGCATGGCGATCGGCGACTCCGGCGAGATGCAGCGCACGGCTGCGCTCCTCGACCAGATCAAGGGCAACCTCGTCGACACCTACGCGAAGCGCACCGGCGCCAACGCCGGCACGGTGACCGGCTGGATGGACGACGAAACCTGGATGACCGCCGAAGAGGCGGTCGACGCGGGCTTCGCCGACAAGATCACCGAAGAGCAGAAGGTCTTCGCCGCCTTCGAGCAACTGAAGCGATTCCGCAATGTGCCTGCCGCGCTCGGCAACTCCACTGCGGCGCGGCGCGACATCCGCAACGTCCTCCTGAGCAAGCAGGAAGCCCGGCTTCGCGCGCACGCGCTCGCCCGGTAGTTCACCCCTTCCCGATCACCGGCCCGCCTCGCGCGGGCTTTTTTTCGTCCCGTCCTGGGACCCACGCATCTCGGCAATCCCGCCGCGATACCGCTCGCACAGCCGCGAGTTCCTAACCGAAAGCACCAGCATGAACATCGAACAGCTGAAGGCGCGGCTCGCAGAGCTGCACGAGATCAGCAAGGGCATCACCGCGAAAGCGGACGCCGAAAAGCGCGACATGACCGTCGACGAGCAGACCGAGCTCGACAAGGTCCAGGCGGAGTTCGACCAGGTCGACGCCGACATCGCGCGCCGCGAGCGGATCGTCGCGCAGGAAGAGCGCCTCGCTGCTCCTGCCGCCTCGCGCCGCACCGCCCCCGAGCTGATCGACAACGCCAGCGCCCCGCGCGTGGCGCCGACGAACGTGGACCGCAGCGGCCTGCGCAACACCCGCCTGAGCACCGTCGAGGAGCGCCAGCGCTGGGGCTTCCAGAACATGGGCGAGTTCTGCCGCTCCGTCAGGAACGCGGTCGTCAACCCGTCGAACATGGACCCGCGTCTCGTCCAGAACGCCTCCCTCAGCACCTACGGTGCCGAAGGCGTGGGCGCGGACGGCGGCTTCGCGGTGCCGCCCGAGTGGCGCTCGGAGATCATGCGCCTGGTCGCGGCCGAAGACGGCCTGCTGGCGCGCTGCGACCAGCAGACGCTGTCGGGCAACTCGATCACCTTCCCGGTGGACGAGACCACGGCCTGGCAGTCTTCGGGTGGCATCCAGACGTACTGGGACAGCGAGGCCGCGACGATCTCGCAGTCGAAGCCCCAGCTCAAGGACCTGACCGTCAAGCTGCACCGCCTGACGGCCCTGGTCCCGGTGACCGAGGAACTGCTCGACGACGTCCCCGCGATGTCGAGCTACGTCTCGGGCAAGGCCGGCGACAAGCTCGCTTTCAAGGTGAACGACGCGATCATCAACGGCACGGGCGTCGGCCAGCCGCTGGGCATCCTGAACGCCCCCTGCACCGTCACGCAGACGAAGGTGAGCTCGCAGACCGCGACCACCTTCCACGCGGACAACGCGGTGGCGATGATGGCCCGCATGCCTGCCGCGAGCTTCGCGCGCAGCATCTGGCTCATCAACCAGGACGTGATGCCGTCGATCCTGAAGCTCGGCTTCGCGGTCACCACGGCCACGGGCACGGCCGCCGGCGCGGGCACGCTCTACATCCCGCCGCAAGTCGGGGGTGGGCTGGCCCAGGCGACGCCGTACGGCTCGCTGCTCGGCCGTCCGATCGTCGTCACCGAAGCCTGCGCGTCGCTCGGCACCCTCGGCGACGTGATCCTGGCCGACATGACCACGTACCTCGCGGCGGTCAAGGGCGGCATCCAGGCCGATACGTCGATCCACCTCTGGTTCGACCAGAACACCACGGCCTTTCGCTTCGTGCTCCGCATGAACGGCCAGCCGTGGCTGTCGGCGCCGATCACGCGCAAGAACGGCAGCAACACGCTGTCGAACTTCGTGATCCTGCAGGCCCGCTGATCCGAGCCCTGAGCGCGCCTCCGGGCGCGCTCTGACCCTCTCCCGAAACTCTTCCGATTGGAAACATCATGACCATTTCCCTCAGCGGCCGGATGGACGAGCAGGCCCAACTCCTCCAGGCGACGAGCCTGGTGGCGCTGGCCAGCACCGCCGGCAAGGGCACGTACGTGTCCCTGAAGAACTTCCGTCGCGCGACGATCATCATCGACGTCGTGAATGCCGGCTCCGGCGTCACGGGC